CAATTTTTGCTCCGCCTTGAATTAATTCAATAGCAGAATTAGGTGGTATAACAACTCCTTTTGCAAGGAAGTAGTCATCTCCGCCTTTAGCAATCTTAACATCAATAGCAATTGTTGATGTTAAAATATTACAACATCTAATACCAATAACTGCATCGTAGTTTCCACCTGCTAACAACGTAGTATCTGATGTTCCAATTGTTCTAACTAATACGTTTCTAAAATCTTGTGCCATATTTTATCCTTATAATGCAACCGCCATTGCTAATGCAAAGCCATTGCTTGCTGCTCCTACTGGATTTCCTGATGCATCCAAGAAAACCGATTTGCTCGCTGGTAATGTACAAAATACATCTTTAGTGCCTGCAGAAAAATTAACCGCTGCATCTGAATTAGAACTGGAGATAACTGTAGTTCTAGTTAGATTTGCACTTGATCCGTCTAATGTACCTAGACCAACTTCAAATTCACTTGTTCCCTGATTAAATATACAATAGTAAGTCGTATTGTTATTTCCAATACCTTGTGCAAAAGTTTCAAAACCAGTTACTGCTGCTCCAAGTGCCATTGCACCTGTACCAGTAGTTGTACTTGTTACTTTTACTCTATCATTTATTACTAACGCCATTTAATCTCCTTATGATGTTATACTTATAATCGCATTACTTGGAGTAGTAGGATCAGGATACGAAATTGTAAAAGTTCCGTTTGTCGCTGTCTTGTTACCACCAAAATCTAAAACTACACATAATTTATTAGAAGCACTTGTATTATAAATAGCTGCAAATGCTGCTGTGAAAGTTGCACTAGCAAAAGTTGTGTCTGCAAAATCAATCGCAGTTGTAGCAGTTGTTGCTGTAACTGATTGACTTGTTAACTCTTTTCCTCCTGCTGGATAATTACTACCGCCTGAAGAACTAACTTCACTCGTAGCTGTAAACGCTGTGCTTGATGTTGTGTAAGGATTAGCTGTGTATAATGCTATTTTAAAAGTGTTACCACCGGATGCAAAATTATGCGTCCCTGATGCTAGTTCACCTTTAAAACTGAATGGTACTATATTTGCCATGTGTTATCTCCTTATTTATTGCTTGATGGATTTTTGGATTCAAGAACGGTACGAATAACTCCATCTGCATATTCGTCTCGGCGTCTTCGACCTTGTTGTTCGATCGCATACGATAGTAAAGCTTTTTCATAAGCTTGTGAATAGTATTGTAACATATCTGCGGGTCCTTTCAAGTACCCATATGCGTTTACCAAACAAGCGTATAAAAGTAAATCTTGATATTTGTTGGACAGATAAGTGCCTGTGCCACTCACAGAGGAATCTGTCAAACTAACTGGCTCTTTATTATAGGCCAACGTAATTTCATAGGTTCTATCAGGGGTAGGTGCTACAACCCAAAAATCCTCATCCCAGTTTGCATAATACTTAGGTATATCCACAGCTGATGTTCCTGGTGTAGAATAGTACTCAGCTATAAAGCTAGTGTCTCTTTGCTCTAGATAATATTGATTATTATCAGAGTCTTTTAGTTGAACATATCTAATTAATCTTAAATCTGCAGGAATAGTTACATATCTGTTTCCAACAATTAAATTAGATGTTGCGTAGTGTCTATCTTGGTCAGAGTCTACTTCTCTATAAATTTTGTTTTCTGCGTTTTTAATTAAAGTATTTAAAACAGAAGAGGTAAATACATTATCTCCAACCTCTGTGTATCCTTTAATATCATCTTGTAAATTTGTAAGTGTGTATGCCATTATCCGTTTACTACCTCTAATGTTACTGGTCCAGCTGAAGTGTTATCACCACCACCTTTTACATTACCTGTTGTTGCATTACTAGTGCTAGTTATATAAAAATAATTTATAGGAAAAGACACAGGATCTGATGTTGTTCCACCTTGAACACCACCTGCAGCATCTATTTGTCCTAATCCAGTAATTGTAAATCCGTTTGCATTATTTAAATCACTTACATTATCAAATGTTGGAATATTTATAAAAGCTTGTAAGTTTCTTCGATCAGCTTCATCTGCTCCACCTGCACCTGGAGTTGTTACAACAGGAGGTCCTCTAAATCTTACAACAGAACCTGCTGCTCTTTGATGATCTGGTGAAAAAACATTTATGTAAGTTGTTCCTGCATAAATTATAGATTCAAAAGGATTATTGGGTAATAATATTAAACTTGTTTTAGATGCAGGTTGTGGTCTTGGATTATATAAAGCTTGTGGATCAGAACCCGCTGGTTTTGGTTCAAGTTGTGGTTGCTTTGGTTCGTATTCTGATTTGTGAACTAATGAACCATTCCACTCTCTTACCATTTCTGTATATGGATAAGCCATACCAGATCTATCTGATATTGCTAATGATCTTTTACCTGATGCATACTTACCCATTATACTCCATCTCCATAAAATGTTTGTGGTGAAATGAAACTAGATGTGCCTTGATTATCTGCATCAAGTGCTCTTAACATCTCACTTTCATAAATTCTTTCAAGTTCTTGTGTTCTTTCAGGTGATACTTTCATACTTAAATAATATGATAGTCCTGAAATCATACAAGGATAAAATCTGTTAACTACATCTGATGTAAAATTATAAGCGCCAGCATCTTGTATTCTAGCTAAATAATAAAAACAAAATTGAAAATTACTTGGTGTTGTAGCATCTGATACGGATGAACTTGGTGTTGTATATAAAAATATACTTGGATTTAATTTTCTCTCTACATAATATTGTGAAGGTGTACCCTTTGCTAATTTATTTGGTGTTTGTGAATATTGTGATCTATCTATTTTAGTTAATGCGATATCTTGTGGTGCTGTGGCATCAGAATTATTTCTATAATAAGCTTCTAAAACTTGATCTATATCTTCTGGAAAATTAGCAGAGTCAGACGCAAAGTTATATTCTGCCTGACCTTCTACTAATGGAACTTTTGCTAATTTAACTTTCCAAAGGTGAACACCTCTATTTCCCCATTCAGAGAATAATAAATTTAATGATCTTCTAGCAGATCTTAATTGATATCCTGTTCTAGTTCCTAATACACCTGTTCTTTCATAAGCCTCTTCAATGATATCATCTATTTGAGGATTAAATTCTGATTCTCCAGAAGTTGGTGCAATAGTTTGTGCAGCATTACCCATGCCAGAGTGATTTGTGCAATAATAAAATAAAACAGGTGCACCTGTTTTTTTAACTGGGGCTACAACAATTGTTGTTTTAGCTCCTGAAGTTCCTGGTGTTCCCGTAGAAGTTACACCCGTTGTATAAGATGCAGCTGGATCATTATTTGGATTTGTAGAAAAAGCTAATTGGTGTGTATCGTTTGTACCGTCAGATTGATCAAATATATAAGTGTTACCTTCTTGTAAATACAAGACAGGAGCTAACTCACCGTTAATATAATATCTATTACCGGTTCCATACTGGGTTGTCCCCGTTGCTACGGTTACTGTGTAAGTTATAGTAGCCATTTAAACTCCTAGCCGTGTAGTAACGTTACAGAAGTAGCTGTTGTTACAATCTCAAACTTCAAAGATGTTTGTGCTCTAAAACCTGTTCCTGGAAACTGCATATATGTAGTTGAACCTGGACCGTTAGTTGTATTAGTAGCTGGAATTAAAAATTCAGCTAACACAGTTGTGTTATCTTTTATCTTAACTGTAGTTGCGGCTTGACCACCTTCTTTAGATACATAAAGACCTAAAGCTCTACCTGGTGCTCCTGTGCCAACTGCATTGTGAACTGCTACGGTTGAAGCTGTTGTTGATTTAATATCTACTGGATATGTACTCATTAATTTTTCTCCTATTTAAATTATGTGTGGGCCGAAGCCCACACTAAATTAATTATTAAGCAGTTGGTGAATCAGATGATAAACCAAAAAACTTAAGTGCTAAAACACCACCAGCTCCAGCTGTTCCTGAAATCACAACTTCGACTTCATCTGCTGTTTCTGTAGATGCTGTTGTAGCTCCACCAGACATTCCTAAAACTCCGTTACAAGGGAAAAATCCTTTGAAACCTGTTGAGTTCATAGCAACAGAGATACCATCAACAAACCCGTCTGTGTCTGCGTCTGTACCAATGTCAACTAAGTTAACTGCGTTTGCAGTTGCACCTGTCATAGTAATTGCTACTCCCATCGGAATGAAATTCGATGGAATGCCAATTGATGCTTCTTTGTGTTCTGTCCCTGATGCAGCAATCGTAATTGATGTGCTGTAAGTAGACAATTTCATGTCACTTGTTAAGGCACCAGTAGAAGCGTTTTTGATAATTGTATCAAAACCGTTTTCTGATCTAACCGGTCCGTTAAATGTAGTATTTGCCATAATTATATCCTCCTAGTTTCCGAACATAGTCTCTAGGCCGTCGACTATACCGCGTCTATGTTCTAATTAATTGTATAGTGTGCTGAATATATATTATATTTGAGTAGAGTGCAAGAGAGCCTGTAGTGAAGTTGCGTTTTTCGCGATGTAGCTTTTTCCTAAGTAGCTACTGAAACTTCGGGGGCAGCATCTTCTATCTTATTAGTTAGATTAGCTATTTTAGCTTCTTCTAACTTAATCTGATTAACAACTTCTCTTATCTTGTTGTCAATCCTGACCATATCAAGAGTATATCTCTGATGGTCACGCTGATGCACCGCCCATTCTGTCTCGAGACTTCTCTTCTGTTTGTATAAGTCCCTGACTTGTAGTTGCATCTATAACCTCCTCATAGGTTATCCAAGTTTTTAATGGATCACTAAATCCATCTTTTTCCCACTTTATATCATTTTTACCCAGTTTGTCAACTAGGGCATTTTCGAAAGCTTTACTATCGTCCTCACACACCATAGTGAAGTCCGCATAGTATCCATAAGCTCTGATTTGTACTCGAAAATTTTTCATGATTACACCTTTTGTATCATAAAAAGGGGGCTTTTACAGCCCCCTTTAAATTTTGTTTTAACGATTATGTTGCGTTAGAACCAAAGATACCTCTAGGGTCAGAGAATCCAAATACGTATCTCTCTCTAGCTTTGTATCTTACGTTTCCTGTATCGAAGTCACC